GGTGGGTGGCTTGCAGCCATCCCGAACGAGGTACTTACGTACCTCGGGGTTGTGACTACAGGCTACATCGCTGGACGAAGTGTTGAGAAAATCAAAAACTCGGCATGATTTTGTTTACGCAATTATATTGTAGTTGGAAGGCATTGCAAAATGTCCTTGTACTTTCCGATTCCAGAGGTCGCGCGCCCTCTGGTCATGGCTCGATTCTTTCCGCTTTGTCCGTTCGCAAAGCCGGACAAACAAGACATCTACGTGTTTGCGTCACCAAGATGTACGGCCAACCTACTTTCCAAGGACATTTAACAATGCCTTCCAACTAGTCAATCAACAATTACGCTAGCAAGCTTTCTTCACTAGCGCCTGCTTCAACGGCCTCCGAAAACCATTTTGGGCGCCTTCCACGACCAGACCAATTCTTCGTGTGATCCTTAGGGTTGCGGTACTTATTTTTTACATTTTTCTCTGCAAGTTTGTGAGATATATAATCTGACAACACTTCTTTTGGATCAAGACCTGATTTTACAAAAAGCTCTGTAATCTTCCCTCTGATAGCTAAGGCCTCTTGTTTCTTTTTGTCTGAGATCAGGCCCTTGATAGTATCAATCAAAGTAACAAGGCTGGCGATATCCAGATCACGAAGCGCATCAAGCCACTCCGATGGGACTTTTTTAATTTCTTGAACTTCTTCTTCCATTTTTTACCCCTTTTTATTGACTAACAATTCAATGAAGCATACCAATAAATCGCATAACTTTCAAGTTACCTTTGAAATATTTCATTAATTTTTATACCGTGAACGTGCATCATCAAGTGACGCTTTAGCTTGTATACTGGAGTAAGTACCCCTTTTGCATCTTCGACTACAGTTTTTCCTTCATCGTCTTTATATACAAAATCGGCAATGTAGCGCATCGACCGACGCTTTAGGCCAGCAATCACAACAGACGGGCACAGCACATACGCTACCTGTGTCTTTAGGTCAGTGATAGCACCTGCAAGCTGCATGATAACTAGCTCGCGGTAGCGCCTTGCTTCCAGCTTGCTGGCAAAGGTCTCACCATCAACAACCGTCATCTTATTTCCGTATTTTTGCTTTGCCATTTTAGTTCCCAATAAATGTTTAGTTTACAGATTAGGCCCCGTTTCTGGGGCCTAGTAGGCGTTAGCCGTCACAAAGTCGCGCACGTCATCCGCGTCGAATTCCTTGCGCAGCCTGACATTGCATTTGCCACGAACTTCGTTACCGTCGGCGTCCCATTGTGTACATATTTGAAACTCAACACCGTCAACTGACGGGTAATAGTCCGCCCCATCATCTACGGCTGCCACTGTGGCTATGCCGTGCGCGTCAAGCAAGTCGGCCAGCGCCATCAAAAACAGTTTCATCTGCTCTGTCATGTTCTTTACTCCGTATATTCCAGACGGCTAACCCGTCGTTCCAGGCGCGACCGGCGCAATAAACCCTGCGCCAGCGGCCTGAACTTTTGCGTTATGTTGCATCACTCGGAAACAGTCGGCGCTATCCCACATCGGGAAACAATCATCGCTATCACCGTCGCCGCGAACTTCCAGACATCCTGTGCGGGCTGCAAGCACGATGCCGTAGCGGCCTGTCGGTATGCCTCGATGCAAAACTGCAACCCTCTCCCCTACCTGGGCAGTGCAGCCTAATCCTTCATTCAACTCTGGCGCTTCGCCAGCCGTCGTAAATTCGTTCGTCGTTTCCATTGTCATTACCTCTACGTTTTGGCGTCGAGGTGCGCAGCGCCGGTTAATTCTGCGTTGGGCGGCTAGCGGCGCTCACACACCGTCGGGCACCCGCGTATCTCACGGTTGCCGCACAAGTAGTCTTTCGTAGGGTTGCTGTAGCCGCGCCCCTGCACAAACACACCAGGGTTCTGGCGCGGCCAGTAGCACGTATAGGTCGGGCACTCTTTCACCCGCACCTCTACATAAACTTTTAGCGCCTTATCTCGCACTTTCATCACACGCCTCCTTTCTTTGCTTCGTTCACCAGCCGCCCAACCCATCGCTGAAACGGACTTGCGCAAGCGCACCTTCTATGAGGATGTATCCACGGTCGTATCTGTTACCAGTGACATCAGCGCGCTCTTTTATTTCGTATCTTTCCGTCCTTGGCAAGCTTCGACCAAACAAAAAAAAGTCCCTCTTGAATGCTGGCGTCGGGCACACCAGGTATAGTTTTCGACCATCGGTAGTGCTTAAAAGTACCGTACTTTTCTGTGCCAACAACTTAGCAAACGGCACGGCTTTCTCTGTGATGTTTCGCTTCGTTTCGCTCTCGCTATTTTGCATAACTAGTCACTCAAATCCGTTAGTTTCACTTACTGGAATCGTCCATTTTGGCGCTACCTGGATGTAGTAATCACAACAAGACTCTCCGCAATTGTCGAACATGCCGTATGCCTGCCGGTATTTATTTGCCGTAGCTTGCGCTCTGTAGCATTTGTCGAAACTAGGGCAGTCTTTTTTGATACACATAGATATATCTGGCATTTTATTTCTCCTATTCGCGCCGTTCTTTGTAAATGTAGCCAACCGTTTCCGCAAGCCTTTTTTGTGCGCCGCACAAATAAATTTCTCGCTCTAGCAAATCTCCTTAGTCTTCGTTTAGTGACTGGACAGTCACGGAATTGATCAGCGCAGCCATGCATTCGAGTTGTGCGATAAACTCCACAAATTTCGGGTCAAGATCATCGTCTTTCAAAGTGGCGTCCTCCTCTCCGACGGGCGGCATTTGTTAAATTTTAATAAAAAAATCGTCATTTGCGTTAAAGTCGCAATTGGATAATCTGTCTGAGCTATCGTCACTTGCGCTTAGCGCGTCTCTTAGATCTGCGCATCGGTCTAGCACTGACTTTGCCTGCACAGCGCCGCATAGTCGCAGATAATGGCCCTTTTGAGCCGCCGGTGCGGGCAGCAGTTTATCGACATACTCCCTGCTAAGCCGTCCGTCATCCGCCGCTTTGCGTAGCGCCGCTGATCGTCCGTCAGCGTCATCCCCGAGTGACGCGTACCACACCGGAGTCGGCGGCGCACTCATCAGCAGGCGCTCGTAAGCGCTCACAAAGGCCAGCCTGGCGCCGTACTTGTCGCCAGCATCAAGACATGGCCTTGCCACTTCAAGCGATTGCGCTATCTGCTGTGTTATCACAACAGTCGCACTCTCGTCAGTGCTAAGCAGGGCAAGTGCCCATGCCTCTGGCGAGCTGATATGCCCTGACTGCTTGCGCATCAAGTCGATAAGATCCCCAGGTCCAGGCGCGTAGTGACCTGCGGCACTTGTCACGTAGCTGTCCATCGCCGAACTGATATCTCTCAAGTCATACCCGGCTAACGCACGCCACCACACGCGCTGCATATCAATCCCAATTTCACGTTTGTAGAGACTCATCATCATCACAAGTCTTTCCCTGAACTCTTCCGCTTCACTTTTTTGCATATCGTGTCTTCCAAAGATTGATTTTATGAGCGCCGTGCAGGCCGCACAGGATGCTCAAGGAGAACAAAAATATTACTACCCGCTACCCTTGCCTATGGTGACCGACTATCGTGCAGCCTGCGAAGCCGTAGGCAGTTTAATTTAGCATTTTTGTCTCATGTGCTGGTGTCACGTCGATAAAATCATCAATCCGCATCTCTTCGAGCCAGATTTCGGTTGCTTTTGCGTTTGCCTCAGCAATGCGCTGATCAGCGGTTAAGAATTGTTTAGATCCTGATGCGAAAGAATTCCCAGATCCATTTTTAGATTCGGCCCAATTGTCGCGGATGGCCCCTTGTAGTGCTGAATCCCAATTGACGTACTCGTATCCCTTTGCCGCGGCGGAAAGTACAAACTTTGCAAAGTTACTTGAGACTCGCTCAGCGCTGTAGCCGTGCTTGTCGGCCCAGGCCTGGACAGCGGCGGAGACTCCAAAGTTTTCCGGCAAGCCGGTTTTTTGTTTCTTGCGGGGCTTTTTTGCGACTGATTCCGGTTCATTTTTTTTTGTTGGGGGACACAAAAACGAAGTTTTTTGGGGGTCTGGGTTTTTCTTAAGGTCTTGACCTTCGGTCTTAGTAACAGGGATATCGGTAACAGGGATATCGGTAACAGGTAACAGGTAACAGGTAACAGGGGCGTTAAGGCACAGTGGGTCCACTGTTAGACAACTGTTAGGTAACGGTGGGTTAACGGTGGATGCACCGTTAGGTAACGGTGGGTTAACTGTTAAAATTTCAGCTAAGTCATTGATTTTATTAGGAGCGGGATTTTCTGCAAGGATGATGTACCCGTTTTTTGATCTTGCGTTAGTGTCAATTTTCCCCTCACGGTCCGGAAGCAGACTGTCTTTTTCCGTACCGTGGGGGGACTGATGCTTGGAGAAATTGACGATTAGCAGCACACGGATGTTACAAGATGTGTAGCGCTCAACGAATTCTGCAGAGGCAAGTCGGGATATTCCGGCGTCAACATCGTAGTCATCGCACGGAAATAGCTCATTTTTTATACGACGCGGCCTATCCTCTAGCCTCCCCTCCCTGTCTGCAAGGGTCCAGAGCCCTGCAAAAAGCAGCCGGTCCAGCGGCTCAAGGTCTGAGAGCACCTCGTTTTTAAAAAATCCAGGCTTTAAAAGCCTTGACCTCGCCATAATTTACGCCTCCTGCTTTTTGGCAATCGCGGCAGATATCGCTTGCTTCATGGAGCTACGACCCGCATACGTAGATGCTTTGCAGCACTCATAGCAAGCCGCTGTTGTCGTGTATCTATAGCTTAGATGACCCTGCGCGCAAGGCTTGCCTGTGTAGTACTTTGTCAGCCCCGCTTTAGCCGCTGCTTTCCGTCCGATTACGTCCATCATTAAAACCCTCTTTTGTGTATAAGAATTTGTATGTTACTTAATTGATTTAGTCCAGTCAACCGGCCACAACAAAAATATGTTCAGGGAGCTACCGAAAGGGCATAAAAAAAGCCGCACTAGGCGGCCTTTTGTTGGTCATTGGGTTAGACACCAGAAGCGGTGCCTAGTTAGTGTTATATGGTAACCCAGCAGCAATCTGGGAGCCAGTAGTTATTGTCTATCGCCTCAAATGCGTCACCAGCGATAAAAACGAGATCAACTTCCTTTCCTGCGATACTGTCACAAAGGGCAAGAAAATCTTTGTCATACCTGTGACCTTCAGATTTACCCATTTCTTGCTCTATAATATCGAGTAGATTTTCTACAATTTTAGCTCTCATACTTCCCCCAAAATTCCATATAACAAGTCACTCAAAGGCGTTCGCGTTGCTCACTGGACTCGCTCGCGCTCGCCCTTTAGTTCCAGCGTTGGGCGTCACTCGGTGCGAACTCAGTCCCAGCGGTCCAGTTTGTATTCCAGCGCCTTGCCGCCCGCTGTGACGCGCACCAGCGCTTCCCATGGCTGGCCTTGCTGCAACATCACCCCAGCGGCCGACTGATCTGCCGTGCCCTCCATCTGCACGCTGTTCGAGTGCGCCTCCAGCACTGCACGCACGCCATGGAATTCAGCTTTCAGAATTTCGGGGAACAGGCAGGCGCTAGGCGTGAGTGAGTCTTTTGCACCATCGATCACAAACATCACGCCACGACCCTGGTGCTCGTGCCCGCCATTCCACATGGAGGGCTTGAGGGCCACGGCGTTTACCTTGTGGAACTGCCCGCCGATCAGGCCGAACTGCGCGGCAGAAGACCCGCCATGCCAAAAATACCAAGACACCGGGTTGCGGGCGTTCTCGCTGTCCCACTGCAAGATGGGCGGCGCGTCAGCATTCGCAGCCGTCACTAGCGACGTGTAAGAGCCGTGGGCGGGCGCACGGAATTCGATTTGTTCAGCAGTCGGCAAGACCTGGCGCTGGAACTTTTCCCATGTCATCGTCTGCGCCGGGATGCGCATGTCCGGCACCGTGGTGTGCTTTGGTTTCAGGTGAGCGAACACGCCACCGCCAGGGGGCGCATCTTCTTCAGGCTTCGGCTTCCACAGCGCCTGAACATCATCCAGCCGAGCGAAGCGACGTGCGAGCGATCCGGCTGCGCCGAGTTGCTGCATCAACTTCTCTGCCGCAGAAATAGCGCCAGCACTTGGCGCGGCCTGTGGGCGATGATATGACAGCGGGTGCATTTTTGCTGCGAAGCGCTTGGACACATCACTGAACTCCAATCCCGCTGCGATGTCTTCCAGCAAGCTGCCGATCATGCTGCTGCGCGGATGACAGAAGCCAGCCGGTGCTGTGGCTATGGCCCGCCACACCACGTTGGCCTTGGCGCTGCCATGTGCAGCGGCGCGGGAAACATGCAAGCCGTACAACCATTCGGCTTGCCCCAGCACCTTCTCGCTGCGGTACAGAGCATCGGTCTTGAGAAGTGCCAGCGCCAGCTCAATGTGCGGCTGGGTGAACTCGTTCAGCGCGTGCATGACGGTCTTGAAGTCTTCCCGCTTTTCGGCCATGGCCTGGCCTGCCGTCAGCGTGGCGCGCTTGTGCAGGATGGGCGCAGGGGGCGTCAGAGCCAAGTGGTGCCACGCACCAGTTTCAGGTGTGCCCCACACGCGATCCGAGGATAGGAAAACGCCCGTCACTTTCGCGCGGCGCACCAAGCGCGCCATCGCCGCAACTGCTGTCTTGTAGGCGTCTGGCGCATCATCTTCGTGCCAGATGGCTGGCGCCGTCATACCGGACGCGTCCACCGTCACCAGTCCGCCGAAGCGTTCCACGAACTGGCGGCAGGCGTGGCAGGTGTGATACTGGCGCAGAGGCGACGCGGCCTCACCCTCAGCAGGCGCAGGGCCGAACGTATCCAGATACGCCTCCCACAGGCCTGATGCGTCAGTCTCAAACAGCGGCAATTCGCCGCCTTCGATGTTACTCAGAAAGCGGGCCTGCACACGGGCCAGGAAGCCGTCATAGTCGGCATCGTTGTGGTTGCCGTGCGCTTTTGTACAAATTGGGTAGATCGTTTCCTTGTTCATTTCTTTTCTCCAGTTTTGAGTTCAATTTGCGCGCAGGCCAGTTCGGTCCTGAGATCAAGTGTTTCCATTTTCTCAAGCCGCTGGAAAGTGACTCTCGTCACCCCCAGCGCATTGGCTGCTGCCGCTTGCGTAAGACCTAAACGCTTGCGCCACTCTTTTAGATCCATCATTGCCTCTTAATGTATTCATGAGGTATGCAGTCGAGCACTTTTTTGGGTGCCAAAATTGTGTATCTTGGCAGTCGCATTGCGATTTCAATCGCGACTGCCGCAGCGGCATGATGCCCGCTTGCCGTCTTTTTAGACGATCTCGCATTTTTGCCGGGGCAAAATGCTGAGACAGTAAAAGTGCCTGGCAAGGATTTTGACTCAGTAACCGTGATTATTGATCTCATCACGCCCTCACAGCTTTTCAAGCTCATTTTTAGCCACGTCAATAATCGATTTGATCGCGGCCCATGCTGCCCACTTGCGCGCTAGTGCTATATCTAGCGCCGCAGTGTCGCAGCTAATGTCGAGCATCTTTGCCACCTCGTCGTCGCCGTATTTCTCTTCTAGCAGGCGTCTAAAAGCATGAAATTCTTCAGCGACTTGAGAGTTTGCAAAATTCCACTCGATCCAAAGGGCTGTTTTGCCGAGGCAGGCAAGCACTCCATTGTTGTACTCTGGGCGGCCTTCGGCCATTTCGATGATTGCTTCGAGTGTTGCAGTGCTGTATTTAACGTTCATTTCGTTTAACTCCACTTTCCCGGCTTCGCGTTGTGCGTCTCCGATGTAGTAACTCTATCAGAGCATCAAAAAGATGCAAGAGCATCGGCATCAAAAAGATGCAAAGCCGACGAACGGTAGTTGCTGGCTGGAGTAGCAGAGAGTGTGATCGGGGGATGAGTTGATGAGTGGGACGCTGGCCTTGCGCGCGAAATGCCTGGCCCCGCTGACAGCAAGATGCGTACAAGGCGGATGAAAGATAGCTATGTCCCAGTTGTCGTTTAGCATCGGGATCACGTCCCCGATGATGTGATACGGAGACCCGTCCTCACTTTCAAGCATGTCGCAAGACCAGGCTTCATGCCCAAGGTCCCGGAATGCTTGTCGGACTCTCCCTGAATATTCGCAACCTATCAGGACTCTCATTCATTTCAAACCATCACGCAAGCGCGCCATGCCACGCTCAACAAACGCCACATCGCATTCACGGTCGGCCTCGGCCTCCATGAAGTTTTGCAGCGCGCTGCTGGTCTCCCACTGGCGCTGCACTTCCGTGACATCACCGCTCGGGCATGTGTCGGCCAGCCATTCCTCAAATGCGGCTTGTTCCCTGTCGCGCGTCTCATCGGCATTGACTAACGGCGTCACAAACAATGATTGCTCGGATGGGCCGGTTTCGTTTTGTTCTTTAATCATCTCAATCCCCAATTGCGTTTTGAATTCGCTGCCGCAACTCAAGCGGCAACGTCAGATACGTCGAAACGTCCCATGCCTTTATGTCGGCCAGCAGTGCTCTTGCTTCTTTTGTCGCGTTACCCCATCCGGCGTGGTGTCCGTCCCGGTAGGCGAACTTCTCGCGGTCATTCGTGCCTTCGGTCAGCCACATGCTGCATGTGCTGTCGTAGGCAATCTGTTCCTGGTGCTCTTTGTCAAACGGTCTCGTCATTTCAGTCTCCAAAAAGCGCATAACCCGTCGCTCAACGCGGACTGGCGATAATGCAGCCAGCCGGTTATCTAGGCGTTAGGCAATATCCGATGGTGCGCTTTGCATGTACGACCAATGTGTCGACTCAAAAGCGATTGCCGAGTTAGGCCATTTCCATTCTTTTTTTCTCGGCAACCACCTTGCCTGTCCTACATCTTTTGTGCGTTCAGAGGCTACAAAGTACGTCCCGGCCATTTTAGGCCCACCACTTTTTTTAAAATTTACCCATTCGGTCATTTAAATCTCCAAAGTTGTAAGGTGCATAACACGTCGCTAAACACGGACGCAGGCGATAAAGCCGCCTGCGCCGGTTAGCTAGGCGTTAGGCGTCACCAGCCTGAACCGATGACGGAATCCACATCAAGCCGCGATACACCAGTCCTCGGCCAGGATGTCCGTTTGAGAGGCCAGCCACGGCACCTTGGCGTTGATGTGGTTCGCCGGGGCCGTATCGCTTGCAGGCGTTGCCGGGTAGTTCATGAAAAGGTACGGCAGCGTCATCTTGCTATTCTCGTCAGGGGTTTGCAGTTCAATAGACAAACCCTTGCCGTTCCAGCCGCTACGTGCCACCTTGTTTCCGCGTTTCAGTTCTTGTAATGCTGCGCCAAAGTCCATTTTTGTTCCTTTGCTGTTGTGCCGTGCCTTCACCGGGCGCACGGCTAACCCGTCAATCCACGCGGACGGCTTTCAGCCGCCGGTGATTTCTGCGTTGGGCCGCAAGGCCAGTCATGACGATGATGCCATCAAGATTAAAGCTCCGTCCGCGACATCGCGTACTCGATGGAGTCAAGCGCGACAGCAATCGCCTGAAAGTTGCCCCGAAGGTCGGCGAACAGCGGAGGGTATTCCATGCCGTCTTTTCCGGTTTCTTCGCAGGGGCGCGGCCTGTCGCTTGTCATCACTGGCCGGAGTTTCTCATTCACGAGCCCGGCAAGTTGTTGCGCTTGGTTCGCCAGCCGATCGGCGAAGCCCACCACCTCCGCAGAAACTGTTTCCCTTGGCGGGCCTGCTTTGGTGTCCATCGCGTAGTTCTCTTTCATCGTGTGTCTCCTTGTGTTGCCGCTATCGAGGGTCGCGGCCCAACCCATCATTCCAGGGGACGCGCCGCGATGAAGCTGCGTCGCACCCCTGAATTCAAACGTTCGGCGTCAAAATTCAACCGCCGTGCGCTCCGTTTTCCAGCGAATCACATCGCCATCATTGGCAACAAGTTTGCCGCTCTCGAATTCGTTTCCAACTTGGTCGGCCACTTCCGAGAGCAGACCGCGCAGGCAGTCGATGCTCAACGCTTCCATCGTGATAGTGACCGTCACCTTGTTTGCTTTCATCGTCATTGCTTCTTCTCCTTGTTGTCAAAAGTCGGCCGCTCGTTACTGTACGGGTTGAACTCACAATCACCTTCGCACATATCCGCAAAGCACTCGGGGTGCATCTTGTGCGTGTACCAGCGACCTTCATAAACGCCAGTCTGGTGAACATACTCGGCGCCCGCGTCGATTTCCTCGGCGCAGTACATGCACTGGTGCGCCTTGCGCGCCATGCGGCTTTCTGGAGGTCTGTAGAAATCGCTCATCTTCTTTCCTTCAGATATCATCGACAGACAAGCAGACTACTTCTTCAAATGCTTCCCTTAGCGCTTTTTGCGCATCAGATCTACAGTTCCATAATCCCCTGTCTTTTTTTCTTACATAAAAATCATGATCATGGTCCCTCACCCAAATGCATCCATCTGCACAGATCTGAGTTCGTTTCGATTTTTTAACGCAAACAGCAAACACTGGCATCTCCTTGTGATCTGTAAGTCAAGCAACTATATATGCACTATAAATTAGAGTAAACACTAGGGATCAATATTTTTTTAAGAAATAGCACTTGCGTAATGGGGCGATACGCACTATAGTCAATTCATCGAGTAGCGAGTTGCTGCCGACAACAATTTAGGATTGTATCAAAGATGATGTTTTCAACCGACTTTAATGATTTCTTGGTGTCAAGGTACATGTCAGAGCGATCTGATTCGTCAGACTTTTCCGATACCACTGATGATGATATCTATGACATTTGCGACAGTCTGACGCTTGCCCGTAACGGTGATCTTCGCCTTGAGTTGTCTATACTTATCGATGCAGGAGATAGCTACGGACTTATTCAATTTTTCATGGATAAAATTTCTTCGGCACGTGATGAGCGAGCTATCCGAAAGGCAATAGAATCGGGAGATTTTAAATGATGTTTTTGGAAAAAGACGGAGGAGTGATTTTTGTCATGACTGATGGCATGACGCTGCGTGCGCTGATAGATGCACTGCGCGCGACAGGGATCGAGCTTACTGGAGTGCTAAAAGAAGGACGCTGGAAGACCAAGAGGATAGGGGATGAGGAGTACGCAAGTCTGGTAAAGTGACCGACAAGTCGCAGAATAGTGCATATAGCACTTGCGTAATGGGGCGATACGCACTATAGTTAATTCATCGAGTAGCGAGTTGCTTCCGACAACATGGGGTAGATCAGATATGAAATCTGGCTTCGAAGAATCGAAAAGAACTGTAATAATGTATGGCAATACAGGTTTTGAGTGCTATTCTGCAAATTATGCATTTCATCAAAAAAATGGAGAAAATATCAGCATCAGCTTCAGCGCATTCAGCAAAAAGGCAGAAAATCCGTGCCTATCTGCTGAGACTGAGGCCGAGGTAAGGCGGCAGATAAGGCTCTATAGTCACGCCGAGGAGATGCTAGAGATGCTCGAGTCCATCGGTACAGTGGACTTTGATGCTGCGGCTCTTGAGTCTCTGTGCCGCTGCGTTAGGGGTTAAAAATGAGTACTGCACTGATCGAAGTAACAAAAAAACTTGCCGAGCGTCTTAATATTTCTGGGCCTGCTGAGGATATTTTTGCAGTCCTAAAAGCCACGGCATTCAAAGGCAGCGCGACTGATGCGCAGATGTCAGCACTTATGATCGTAGCGACTCAGTATGGCCTAAACCCGTGGACGAAAGAGATCTATGCTTTTCCAGATAAGCACAACGGGATTGTGCCGGTTGTTGGCGTTGACGGATGGTCACGCATCATCAACAGCCACCATGCTTTTGACGGAATTGAATTCCGTCAGTCAGAAATAATGTTATCTATGACGGGTGCTAAAACTATCGCCCCGGAGTGGATGGAGGCTGTAATATACCGTAAAGACCGCACACGGCCGATAGTAGTCAGGGAGTATCTTGATGAGACTTATAAGCCACCTACAAAAAAGGATGGGTATGTAATTGATGGGCCATGGCAGTCACATACTAAGCGTTTTTTAAGACATAAAACTCTAATACAAGGAGCAAGGATAGCGTTCGGATTTTCGGGGATATACGATCAGGACGAAGCCGAGCGGATTATTGATGTAGGTGGTAACGTCCCGTATTGCGCCGCTGTAGACACGTCATCCATCGACAGCGCTGACAGCATGCAGTCACTTAAGTCTGCTTTTTCGCTGGCGTGGAAATCTACTACTGACAAAGCCTCACGCGAGTCGATTACTGCCGCAAAAGACAGACGCAAAAAGGCTCTGCAAGACGCTTATATCATCGATGTTGATATGTCTACAGTGGAGGTGATCGGTCATGTATGACACTAGCCGAATAGATCAGCGTAGCGAAGAGTGGTACATGGCAAGGCTGGGCAAGGTCACGGCATCGCGCGTGTCAGACGTGATGTCTGTCACAAAAGCCGGGCCGTCTGCATCCCGAAAAAGCTACATGATCGAGCTACTTTGTCAGAGACTGACATGTAAAGCAGATGATGGCTATGCAAGTGCGGCAATGCGTCGCGGCGTAGACATTGAGCCAATTGCGAGAAGTGCTTATGAGATTGATCAGGGAGTGATGACTGTAGAGACAGGTCTTGTTATGCACCCGTCCGGAATTGCTTTTGGGGCAAGCCCAGATGGTCTTGTATGTGATGACGGGCTTGTCGAGATCAAGTGCCCTAACGTGTCTACGCACGTCGATTTTTTGATTAACGGTAAGCCAAAAAACGAATATGTATGGCAGATGCAGGCGCAGATGGCCTGCACTGGCAGGAAGTGGTGCGACTTCGTATCTTTTGATGATCGACTACATGATGAGCTGCAGTATCGTCGTGTTAGAGTGATGCGCGATGATGATAAAATCAGCAAAATGATGTCAGAAATAGTTATATTTTTAAAAGAACTTGACGAGCTTGAGGATAGCATCATATGGGGAGTTGATGATGGCAAATGAATGTATTTCCACTCTACTGGCTGTAGAGTACGTTTTGCTTACTGGCTGTAAGCCGATTTCTGCGGCAATACTGTACGGAGTAGACGTTACTACTGTGCGTCGGGCACTTAAGCGGAATGGGGTAAAGCCAAATTCTGTTGGAAGACCATGTTCTAAAAAACAGGTTGCTTAGCAGCCGTTCTATTTAATGGATAAAAAATGAGGTTAGATGTGTATATAGAAATTGTGGCACTAGCAAGAGAGTTTGATGCATGCGGAGAGTGCAGGCTTGAGATTGGTGGACCTAAAAAGTACATGACACTATCGGATGATGAAATCCTAATCGTTGTTGATGCGCTGAAAAAGTACGCAGTCAGCGTCGAGATGTGCGCTGACTGCAGTTGACATCTAAGTCGGACAGAAAAGAAAAGTAATAAAAAACCCGCCTTAATCAGCGGGTTTTTTTATTACTTTTTTTACTGGGCTGTGTGTCTGTTACTGCGGGTGCTATCGGACTTGCACCCCTGATGCGTTTCCCGAATCGCGCTGATTACCAAAGTTTACGTTGCGATTAGTTACGATCTGCTCGTTGTGCATTGAGCAGATACGGTCATTAAGCGCCGCAAACTGGGCTTGCAGCTGAGACTGAGACTGTGCCTGATTTACAGTTTGATTAACACTCACGCCTTGCGTTACCGACCTCATTTCCCCCTGAAGGCTTGCAAGCTGTGCGCGAAGATCAGCCTCTGACCGTGCGCTTGCCTGATCGCCGACGTTGTTAATGGCAGAAATTATCTGCGCCGTCTGGTTCTGGCCTTGAGTCGACATAAAAAGGATGCTATTCTGGATGGCATCTTTGTTTGCGCTAGCAGCAGTCAGTATTGAGTTATCCAGCTCTGCCTGCGCTTTTGCAATTTCAGCCGCGCAGGAGCTGGCCTCTGCAGCGCCATTGTTGCCTCTAAAGCCATTAACGCCATTTCCGAGCATCATGCCAAGCAGGAAAGGCATAAATCCACCACCTCCACCAAATCCATCACCACTACCACCACCGCTAGAAATAAATTTAGTAACAGCTGACTCGTCCATCATTTTGACCCCATATAATATGAGCCGGGCACGTGAACCGGCTTGCATATCGTAGCTACTATGGTGTATTACATGATCGATGATGGACCAAAAAAAATCTACTCTGTGCGCTTGACGCTAAAAATGGCACGGTTCCTCAGGAAGATCGGGCTTGGCAATATGAGCCGTGGCGTCCGTGATCTTGTCAAAAAGGCTAGCTCTACTGAGGTAAAAGACGATGAAAATCAATCTGATAGACAATAAACGCAATTTTTTAAGGTTCTGGTCTGTGAGGCTTGGCTTGGCAGGGACGGCAATGACTGGCGTACTAGTCGGCTTCCCGGACGTGGCTCTACAGGCATGGGATGCTATGCCGCCTGAGCTTAGTGCAGCAATACCAGCAAGATACATGCCGATGATCGGTGTCGGCTTTTTCGTGCTTTCGATACTTGCGCGCGGTATCAAACAAACATATAAGGAGAAAGATGAAAAATGATAAATAGCCGTAAGCTATCTGATCTTAATCATATCGTCGAAAAAAAGGCGAACGATTTTATATTGACTTGTGAATGCTATAAAATACAAATTATTGTAATATCTACTTACCGCGACTATGAAGCGCAGGCACTGCTGTACGCTCAGGGCCGTACAAGTCCTGGACGCAAGGTAACTAATGCGCGTCCAGGCTACTCAATGCATAATCACCGGGTTGCGTTAGATGTCGTGCCTCTGCGCGCCGGTAAGCCGGTCTGGGGCACCTCAGGAGAGGATGGCAAGCTATGGCAAAAAGTAGGAGAAATCGGAAAGTCATGCGGTCTTGAATGGGCTGGTGACTGGAAAGTTTTCAAAGAATATCCTCATTTTCAGTACACCGGAGGGTTAACAGTTAATGATTTCATCGAAGGTAAAATTCTAAAGGATTAAAAGTGTCAAAAATTACAAACATCAAGGGTGATAATAAAAAAGAACAATTAGATTATGATTGTGAGGATTATATTGAGAAAAAACTCAAAGAAATAATAGAATGTGCAGAAATGGACGGCGACAAAATAAATGCTATCGGCAAGCTGATGCAGCTCAAGGGACTGTCGCGCAAGCCGAAAACAGACACATCTGTGCAAATAATTATGCCGTCTGCAATAGAGATACCAGCATACGGATCTGCGTCGGAGTGGGAAAAAGTGGCCGCCGCCCAGCAACTAGAGCTTTTCAATGTCAGCCGCGCAAAGCATTGATAGACACGTCGTCTGGAGACCTCTGCCAGGGTCGCAGTCGATTGCTATCGATTCTCGGTGTGACCATACTCTGTACGAGGGAGCGCGTGGTCCGGGCAAGACAGTTGTCCAGCTTATGCGATTTCTTCGACAAGTAGGAAGGGGTTATGGTCGGCACTGGCGCGGCATTATTTTTGATCTTGAGTTTGATCATCTCGGCGGCCTTGTCGCAGAGTCGAAAAAGTGGTTCGGACGTCTCGGAGATGGTGCTAGGTTTATGGAGTCCACGTCGGCATATAAATGGGTCTGGCCAAGCGGCGAAGAGTTACTATTTCGTCACGTAAAAAAAATAGCTGATTACGATGGCTTTCATGGCCACGAATACCCGTTTTTGGGTTGGAACGAACTAACTAAATTTCATTCGTCCGACCTTTACGACAAGTTTATGAGCATTAACCGATCATCTTTCAGCCCTATAAAAGATACTCCAAAGAATTCAAAAGGAGAGTATCTTACTGCTGATAAAATGCAATTGCCGCCAATACCACTTGAAGTTTTCAGCACGACAAACCCGTCCGGTCCAGGCCATAATTGGGTAAAGCGACGCTTTATAAACTGCTCACCTAGAGGGACTGTTTTTAAAACAGACGTAGAAATTTTTAATCCGCAGAGTCAAAAAATAGAAACTATCACACGAACGCAGATAGCAATTTTCGGCTCATACATGGAGAACCGATACCTGCCTCCTGGCTATGTAGCTGAGCTCGAACAGATAAAGGACACGAATTTAAGAAAAGCATGGCTGTATGGCGACTGGGACGTTACTGCTGGTGGCGCGCTTGATGACCTCTGGCAGTCTCGCGTGCATGTCGTCCCGCGTTTTGTCGTGCCAGCAGGATGGCGTATCGACCGATCATTTGACTGGGGTAGCTCACATCCATTCAGCGTTGGCTGGTGGGCTGAAGCTAACGGGGAGGCTGCAATAATAGTTTCAGGCGGTCGTGAGTTTTCCTTCTGCCCTCGCCCAGGCTCTCTTATACAGATCGCTGAATGGTATGGCGCTGCTGATGTCGGTCTTAACAGGGGTCTTAAACTATCAGCAAGTGCTATTGCGCAAGGTATAGCAGACAGGGAAGCAGGCATGATAGACAATGGCTGGATCAGCAGCAAGCCATGGCCGGGGCCAGCCGACAATCAAATCTGCGACGTGCGTGAGTCAGACGTAGACACGATAGCAAGCAAGATGTCACAGCATGGAATAAACTGGGCGGCGTCGGACAAGTCGCCGGGGTCAAGGCGTAACGGCCTGCAGTTGATACGTGACAGTCTTGAGGCTGTTAATAAAGCCGAAGGGGCTGGCCTGTATTTTATGCAAAATTGCAATGCTAGCATTGAGACTTTGCCTACACTGCCGCGCGATAATATAAAAATGGACGACGTTGATACTACCGCCGAAGATCATTGTTATGATATGGTTCGATATCGAGTCTTAAAGGGCGCGAATAGGATCGCATCGAATTTTAGAATAACCATGCCGACTTGAGAACAAAATGCCAAACGTTTCTTTTATACGTCCAGAATTATCAAGGCTACTGCCGCAGTATTATCTGATAAGGGACTGCCTTTCTGGTGAGCCGACGGTAAAGGCCGCGCGGACTACTTATCTGCCGATGCCGAGCCCAGATGATCAGTCAGCTGGAAACTTATCTCGCTATGAGCAGTACCTGAAGCGGGCGGTTTTTTACAATGTCGTGCGACGAACTCTGGCAGGACTGGTTGGTCAGGTATTCGCCACAGCCCCAGTTATCACAGTACCGTCTGCGCTTTATGCTGTCGTCGATGATGCTGATGGGGCTGGCGTGAGCATTATCCAGCAGGCCAAAAAGGCCCTAGGCATCACGCTGGCTTACTCGCGCGCAGGGCTGCTATCTGACTACCCCAGCGCTCCTGATAGCGGTATAACGGTAGCCGACCTTGAGCAAGGCAGGATTAGGCCGACAATAACTCTGTACAGCCCCATGTCGATTGTCAACTGGAGGCTAACGCAGAGAGGAGCGGATACCATATTGTCTCTAGTCGTGATAGCAGAGAGTTACGCTGCGGCTGATGACGGCTTTGAAATCAAACAGGCTGGACAGTACAAGGTACTAAAGCTTGATGATGATGGAGAGTATGTCATTGAGGTATGGACGGACCCACAACACGCAGCGTGGGTCGACGGTAAGCTGCCTAAAGGTAATTTTGTCAAGACGCAGGAATATTATCCGCGTGACTCAAAAGGATTGCGGCTAAGGGAAATCCCATTCAGTTTTATTGGGTCCGAAAATAATGACTCTAACCCTGATAATCCTGTTTTTTATGACCTTGCCAGCATTAATATTTCCCACTATCGCAACAGCGCTGATTATGAGGAATCGTGCTACGTGGTTGGGCAACCTACGCCAGTTATCACAGGTGTGACGGAGGAGTGGGTAAATAATGTCCTAAAAGGGACGATTGCCTTCGGATCCCGAGGTGGGATACCTCTGCCTGTTGGCGGCGATGCACAGCTACTGCAAGCCGCGCCAAACGCTATGATAAAGGAGGCGATGGATACAAAAGAGAGGCAGATGGTGGCGCTCGGCGCTAAGCTTGTCGAGCAAAAGCAGGTGCAGCGCACGGCGACAGAGGCAAGCCTTGACGCAACGAACGAAATCTCTGAACTCGCAAACACTGCAAATAATGTGTCTGCTGCTTACGTAAGGGCGCTTGAGTGGTGCGCACAATTCGCAGGCGCGGATAGCTCAGACATCGTATTTTCGCTAAACACCGACTTTGACATTGGGCTAGCTACTCCTGAGGACCGCGCGCAAACAATTAAAGAGTGGCAGACCGGTGCGATCACCTTCGGAGAGATGCGCGCAGTCTTGCGCAATTCCGGAATTGCAACAGAGGACGACGAGGCGGCAAAAGACAGGATAGCCGAAGATATATCATTCTCTAAAAATACAAATAACGGCGATGGATATTAATAATGACTACAGGCTCATTAACTGATTATCGTCTATACGATATATCAACGAGGCAGCAGGTATATACAGAGGGAGTAAAAGAGGAATTAAACGAAGAGTCAGATAAGGCGTTTTTGGCTCTGTCGCTTTTGCTTTCTTCAGTGCTTGGTCGAGTAAAATACAAGACATTAGGTGAGCTTTCAAGATCAGAGCTTAATAAGCTATTAAGTTCGATAAGTGAAATACATGGAAGATTTTATTCAAAATACACCGATAGTCTAATGGCAAAGCTCAAGGACTTTATGGGCGTTGACCTTGAGGTCAGCAGGAAAGTATATGCTGTAGCTCATAAAGAAATAGCAGCACCTGATGGCGAAGAACAAATAAAAATACAATCTGATAATGAATCAATAAAATATATCATAAAAGAAAATAAAGGCTCCGGCATTACTGCTGCTCTCGGAATTTCTGCCGTGACTGGGGCAGATGACAGATTGTGGTCGGCAATTAGATCAGCCCCGCTGCCTGCAACTGGATCGAATATAATACAATTTGTAAAGTCATTCGCCGAATCAGCGCAAGCGAGCGTCGAGAACGGGGTGCGCAAGGCATGGGCTAACGGCGATGAGGTATCGCAAGCCATTACAGATATCACAAGCACTGAGGCAGTACAGGGCACCTCATCTACTATGCAAAGGATAGCTGTACAGGCTACGGCAGTGCAGGCTACAGCAGTGCAGCATGTGTCTGCTATAACGACGTCTGCTGTGCAGTCAGCGCTATTTGAGTGGTATACGTGGCACTCAGTGATTGATAGCCGCACAACTGAAATTTGCCAAAGCCGCAACCTCAAGAGATACAAATACGGAGAAGGACCGCTGCCCCCAGCCCACGTAAGATGCCGGTCCCATATCGCACCAAGCACAAAATCAGATACTGTAAAGGCTGAATCATTTTTCGATTGGATAAAGCGGCAGCCTGATATGATACAAGATGATATACTTGGCAAGTCAGGTGGAGAGGCGCTAAGATCAGGAAAAACAAAGCCGGAGGATTTACAGAAGTATTCGGGGAAAAATGCACTTACTCTCGAAGAGTTCAGGAAAAAAACGAATTACATACTAATTAAAGACGGAGAATAAAAATGGCTCTTAAAAAGAAAATGACTAAAGAGGATCATGCTAATCTTCCGGATCATCTAAAATCAGAGTACATCGAGGACGGCGAAGGATATCGTCTTGACATTGACGGAGATGAAGATAATGGAGCTCTGAAGCGGGCGAAGGACCGTGAGGTACAGCTACGGCGTGACGCCGAGGCTAAGCTCAAAGCGGCACAGGAACAACTTGACGCTCTGGGCAGTGATGACGCCCGTAAGAAAGGTGATATACAGACTCTTGAAAAATCGTGGCAGAAGAAAATCGATGATCAGAAGACTAGCTACGAAGACCGTCTCGGAAAGCTAACTTCGCATACTAAGAGTCAGCTTGTTGACAATGTTGCGATGCAGATTGCGTCCAAAATCTCTAGCGCCCCGGCGATTATGCTGCCTCACATCAAAGCCCGCCTTGCCGCCGATTTTGATGGTGACTCCCCGGTTACTCGAGTTATTGGTGCCGACGGTTCGCTCTCAAGCATGAGCATCGATGCACTTTCTGCGGAATTTGTTGCAAATAAAGATTTTTCTGCGATTATACTCGCATCCAAGGCTACCGGCGGTGCCGGTAGCACATCAAGAAGTCAAGCGGGCAGTGCTCCCGACTCTGTAAAACCATTGAACTTAGCGACTATGAGTCCTAAAGTTCTCTCGGACCTTATCACAGCGTCAAAAACAGAACACTAAAAGGGGCACTAAAAAATGGCATTATCTAATCTGGCTGTATATTCTGAATACGCATATTCGTCTATGACTGAAGTTCTGCGTCAGCAGGTCGATCTGTTTAACGCCGCCACGGGTGGCGCAATCACCTTGCGCAGCGCAGCGCATCAAGGCGACTATTCAGACGTCGCTTTTTTTGCGAGTATCTCAGGGCTGGTCCGTCGAAGGAATGCGTACGGGACTGGAGCTGTCTCAGGAAAATCGATGGCCCACATCGTTGACACGATGGTTAAGGTAGCAGCTGGAACGCCGCCAGTATCTCTGGATCCAGGCCAGTTTAAATGGATCCAAATGAACCCTGAGGTGGCAGGCACTGCACTAGGTCAGCAGCTGGCTATAGCAACTATGGCAGACATGCTCAACGTCGCGCTAGGCGCATCATACGCTGCCCTGTCAGGTGTTAACGAGGTTGTGCATAACGCAACAGGATTATCTGCCCCAGAAGACACTATGTCTTTTTCTAACCTTAATAAGGGTCAAGCCAAATTTGGGGATATGTCTTCGCAGATTACAGCGTGGGTTATGCACTCTAAGTCGATGTTTGATCTTTATTCGAAAAATATCACAAACTCTGGCAATCTTTTCACGTACGGCAATATCAATGTTATTAGGGATCCATTCGGCAAGCTGCTGATTATGACTGACTCTCCAGCCCTTTTCCTCGACGAAGCTGGCGGCGTCGGAGTTGATTATTACGCGGCTCTCGGACTTGTTCCCGGAGCAATCATTGTCGATCAAAATAACGATTTTGATTTCAACGAAGAGTCAAAGAATGGGTCGGATAATATTACGCGGACTTATCAGGCCGAGTGGTCTTATAATGTTGGCGTAAAAGGCTTCGCTTGGGACAAGACATCTGGAGGAAAATCTCCAACTGATGCCGCGCTTGTGATTGCTACAAATTGGGATCGATATGCAACATCGCATAAAGACCTAGCTGGAGTGATTGTCAAAGTCAAGTAATCAATACACATTTGGCGAGGCAAAAAACCTCGCCTTTTTTTAAAAAGGTAATTTATGAAATCAATTAAAATACTGTATTTTATCGGAGGCTCCATGCCAGATAAGGCTGACATGAAGACTGCATTCAGTCTTGGAGTCCCTGTTTCTTTTAGGAATTTTCGTCATATCAAGCCAGATATGACAATAGAAGACTGTGATGGTGTGATTGGCATCGTGCCGGCAGAGTACTCTCATCTGCCATCGGCTGAAGATGCAATAAAATCATTTCGCGAATATGAATCGGCCGCGTTCGAAAAGACGTGCGACGTGAAGGCACCTGTGGCTGCACACAACAATATGCAGCAGATTGACAAAAAGATCCATGCAAAGAATCTCCCTGCATGGTCAGCAGATGCTGTCGTAACATCCTGAGATAATAGCCATGATACTTAGTTTTTGGGACGGTGTTGATAAAAAATACAAAGAGGTATCTGCTAACGATCCTTTTCCGTCAATGTCCATGCCGTTAAATGATTGGCTTATTACCAGAGGTAATTTGTATTCAGCATTTATTGATGATGTTGGCATTACAAAGACAACTATAAAAAACTACATGGTTCGCACAGGGCCAAACAATTTTATTTCAATCGAGGACATTACTACTGTTTACGACTTTTCAGGAGCGGGAACCGGTAAACTTGCATCAACGCTATATATGTACAACAGAGACTCTAACCGTAGTGTATTCACTTATGCAAATAACGGGCCGAATATTTATCCCGGAGTATGCACAAACATGGCTTTCGTAAATAGACAAACTGAGTCATCTGTTAATGTTGGAGGGGCTACAACAATTGTATCCGGCACGTATGATCTTGTAATGGGATTCTTAGATTATTATCTCGAGAGCTCAGGTAGTGCAAGCGCAATATCAGGGATTGGAGGTACTTTCTTCAAAAGCGGAAAGAAATTGTTAATCCCGCCTAACTCTGAAATCCTTCTCAGGGTTGTTCATACCGGAACTATTTCCGGGACCGTATCTATGAAGTCAATGATAAGCTTCATAGAGATGCCAGTATCAGAAGTAGTTCTTTAAAAGGAAAATAAATTGGAATAATTTTATGACGATTCAAATTATCACTGAAGACGGAACCAATGTTTCTGGCGCGAATTCATTTGTCACAATTGATGAGGTAAGGGTTTTTGCATCCAACCGTGGCGTTATGCTGTCGCTTGATGATGATGTCGTCGCTGCGCAGCTGATAAAATCGTCGGATTACCTTGAGTCTTTTGCGTCCGAGTATAAGGGTGCGATGACATACCCTGACCAGTCATTGCAGTGGCCAAGGACCGGAGTGTACCTGTACGACGAGGTAATGTTCCCGCTTGACGCTATTCCTCGCGAGCTCAAGTCAGCGCAGTGCGCTGCTGTGATATCTGTGCATGAGGGGGTTGATCTTATGCCCACTGTATCTGCTAGTAACTACGTGACCGAGGAGACTGTCGGGCCTCTCACTACAAAATACTCTGATCCATTGTCAATCGGCGTAATGCCGACTATGACTGCTGTAGAGGCATGGCTTGACCCTTTGCTTGACGCTATTGCAGGGTCAGCACTACGCACGGTGAGGGTGTAGCATGGGGCGCTATGATCGACCGATTTCGACTGCACGGCGCATGCTAAAGGATAGCGGCAAGCAGGTAACATGGCGCATCGTGCGCGACGGCGCGCCTGTTGATGCAGGGCAGCCTTGGAAGCCTACGCAGCCTGTTTCTCAAGCTGAGCATGACGTCAATATCTGCTTTTTCCCGCTCGATAAACAGCAGCGTGAGACGTACCACTACCTCAAGAATTCCGAGGTGCCAGCAACTGCTGTTATGGGATATATGGGCGCCGTAGAATTTTCGCCATCTCTTAAAGATACTGTGATTTATGACGGCAAAGAGATTAGAATCGACAGTATTGATATACTGGCTCCTAGCGGACAGCCAATACTTTACACGCTGATGATGTCATGACTACTACATACAGCGCGGCCGTCGATGAAATAAATGCAATTTTCTGGAATGTCTGGAACTCTACGAAGACATCAGACATAGTAGGCTACGTACCTGCTGTACGCTGGGAGTTTGTTGAGTCACAAGAACTTCCTGATAGCTCGAAAGTGTGGTGCCGAGTATCTACGCAAACCGTAGGAATCGAGCAAACTACGCTGTCAGATAGCGTTGGCGAACAAGGTCACAGGAGATACACTGCCACCGGCCTTGTCTTCGTGCAGATTTTTTGCCCAAAGTCGCTCGCGCAGGCTGGGGAATTTGGTAGGGCGCTGTCGCAGGTTGCCAGAAATTCATTTCGCGGAAAGTCAACTCAAAGCGGGATATGGTTCAGAAATGCGCGCGTCAATGAATTGCCGATGGAGGACCTATATTACAGGT